GTAGATTTACAGTCTACCCCGCTACTACTTACGGTATACTGACCCATAATTGGCACTCCTAGAAGGATTCGAACCTTCACTATCGCGTCCGTAGCGCGGTGGTCTATCCATTAGCCTATAGGAGCTCGCGACCTATTTTTGTTAGCTTTACTTGTGGAAATAGGAAACACACAAGGCACTGTACAGTTCATGACGCTGCTTTGGGTTTGGTGCCGTGCTTTCGTACCGTCTGGTGGACCTATGGGGAATCGAACCCCAGTTTTATGCGTGCAAAGCATATGTACTAGCCGCTATACTATAAGCCCATAAATGGCACCGGCGGTGAGACTCTAACTCACGACTTACAATTTAGAAGACTGTTGTTCTATACATCTGAACTACGCCGGCAAGTAACACCAAATACTAAAAGCTTGATTAAGTATCAACTTTTTTTCTAGGCACTCGTTTTACTTAATAACGACGGCCCTTAGTATTTGGCGGTTCAATTTTCTATATATCATCCAATACTTAAATATAAGAAAATTGCTGTTTGTGCCTAACCGCAATGCGGATTGGTGGCTTGAGATGGAGTCGAACCATCACCCTCTGGTTTTTCAGACCAGCACTACAGACCGCATAAGTTATCAAGCCATAATCTAGACCCATTCTTTTCACGTGCGTCTGCCGCTGCGCCATCGCCCCATAAATGGTGGGGCGAAGTGGGAGTCGAACCCACAATCTTTCGGGATTTACAGTCCATTTTGTAAATTGCTGTATGGGTCTTGGTAGAGGATACCGGATTCGAACCGATAACTTTTTCCTTGTAAGGGAAACACGCTCCCAATTGCGTCAATCCTCTATAAATCTGGCGTCCATAAGTATGTCGGTAACGCACCGCCAGAAGCACGGCTACATTCTCTATCAGTAAGTACTCACGTCATGTATTACTCTCTTGCGTTATTATGCTTTATTTCATCCTCAATTGGCATATCGTTTCGCCAATTGAGGCGTAATACTACCGCCACCCTTCCGCACCTTGTAGCCACAGCCATATCGGGTGGATTCCGTTCTTTCTATAAATATTATATCAGAATTTATGTAAGAAGTCAAATGGTATCCCACCCGAGATTTGAACTCGGAGAAACTAGAACCTTAATCTAGCGCGTATGCCAATTCCGCCAGTGGGACATATTGGCGCCCGCGGAAGGATTTGAACCCTCGCGCCGGTTTCCCGACCTCTCGGTTTTCAAGACCGTTCTCTTCAGCCAAACTTGAGTACGCGGGCACATGCCCGTTTTCACGGGCAATTACTATCAATGAAAGATATTGAAAATATCATTGAATAGAGTTGGGATGTCGCTAACATCCTTAGTAGAGTAATGGTAGCTACCGTACTTAGAACAAAAAGCCTCTAGCTCCTTCTTATAGGCAGACTGAGCTTCGTTCATAGCCTTGCGGGCAGCCTCAACCTTTTCCGCGGCAGCCTTGCGTTCGGCCGCAATGCGCTTCTTTTCATACTCTTCCTTTTCCTGCTTGGCGATTACTTCGCGCTCAGCAGCTAGACAATCATTAGCATTGTCATAAAACTTCTTAGTTACATCACTATAATACTTCATATAAGTTCCTCTCCTTATAAATTTTATTACATCAGGTAGGAGTTCCTTTCCTCCTCCTGATGTAATAATTATAGCATAATTTTTATTAAGAGTCAAATGTTAGATTTCTTTCCAACCAGCTGGATAGCTTGCTGGTGACCATATATTATTAGCAATTACACACTCATAGGTCTTACCTTCAAAAGTAACTTTATCACCGATTTGATAAGCGTTAGTGCTATCTGGTTGTTCCCATTCGGGAATGACTTCTGGGTCTGGAATTAAGACTTTTGCCCAGAGACTTGGCGCCGCTATTGGACTCCAAGTTGGTTGTGCTATATGGCTTTGTAAACATTTATAAAGCACATTTTGAAAACGTACTCTATCACCAGTTTCATATTTTGCGCTATCATCCCAGCGTGGGAATAATTGAACGGCTTCTAAGGCATCTTCATCTTCAAGACTTAAAGCAGCCTTCTCAATGAAAGGGCGGAGTTTAACCGCTAAATCAACTAATGTTCCCAATTACTCCACCCCCAATAGTATTTTAGCCGCCTGTAATTCTTCTTGTAGTGCTTCAATATCTTGTTGATTTTGAGAAAGCAAAGCAAAATATTCATCTTTATCATATTCAGTAAGTGTATATTGATAGCAATGTTCTATTGTATCTTCTACTTCACGTTCAACTTCTTGAATATTTGTAGCAAGAAAAACTTTTGTCGCGGTTACATCAATCTTGGGTGGTTCTATTGTGGAATAGGTAGAATCATAGATTTTCATTTTAACCACCTCTTATAAAGAATTATACCAAGTATTGTAATTATGATTATCAATCATTGTATTTGTTGTTGGAATAAACATTACACGTGCAGAATCATGGCGAGAATGGAAATTGGTAGTTGTTTCTAAACTGTAGTAGAAAAGACCACTATTTGTTGTAGATGAGGAGAAACCGCCAATCATTCCAACGGTTTGTTCATTTTGATTACTATTTTGATATGTATAGTCACCAACTGGTAAATTACTATTGGCATTAGAAGATACTTCAATTGGAAGATAAATCCAATCAAAATCATTATCATATCCAAAAGCGTTTATCCAACCATCAGCATTCGTTATTTTAAAGCTAATATCAGTACCATTATAGTTGGCAGTATGATTTATAATTGTTAGTCCATCAATCATTTTCCACATATTACCATATGGATTTTCTATACCGCGATATGAAATAGAGCATTTGCCTTCTTCAGAATAAGTTGTTTCTACGCCATTTCGTATGGTAAGGGAAGAAAGCGCTTGTCCAGAACTATTTAATAGGGATAAAGTAGAACCAGTATTAAAGCCTAAATTTATATTAGCAAGATTAGATGCTTCTGTAAGTCCCTTATTAAAGGTATTTTGTATATTTGGACTACCATATTCTACCATCATTAGCATCTGATTCATAGAAACAAATTTTAAATCAGTCATTTTCCAACCTGTACCGTTATTTTCCGCCATTTTCTTTGCGTTTGCCGCGGTAAACTCTTGAGTTGTGCCACTGATAGGCTTCGCATTTATGGTAGAGACTAAACAGTCATGTTCAAAGTCAATATTTTGTGCATCGTCATATACAAAGGTATTTGAAGAATAACGATAAGCGCTGCCTTCAAAAGCTGGTAATAAAACATATCTTAAAGCATTGCCATCTTCATCACGAAAAATTGGATGTAACATAAATCCAGCAGATTTTTTATCAGATAAATAAAGGTGTTCTTTATTTACCTTAATACCATTAGTAGTCTTCGTTGTAGATAACGGCACACGCAAATAATAGAAAGATGGCTGATAGACCATAATACGTTGATCAGCTACGGTCTCAGCTGTGTCTTCTGAAGTAAGGAAACGAATAATATTGCCTTGTGCATCAACAATACAACGCTTGCGGCCGCCAAACATCGTGAATTTATTAAATGCTGTACCAGCAGTTAATCCTTTCGCTCCTTGTAAGCGAGAAAAAGTCTTATTGGCATAGTCAATTTCTAAGCCGACTATATTATCATTTTTATAAGTACCCGAAATTATTTGAGTAAGAATTACATCAGCTTCTGTAATAGAGCTAGGAATAATATTACCATTTTCATCAATAGTCACGATAGATCCCTCATCTTCTGCTGAAATATTACCAGAGATATTACCAGAACCAGAACCTCCACCAGATGGAATATTCTTAATTTTGGTTTCTAATTCTGTTTTTTGATTTTGTAAGGCTTGCGTAATTGCCTTTTGAGTCATACTGCCATCTTCGTTATTGCCGGTAGATGTGTAATTTTTCATTACATCATAGGCTTGTTGTACGCCTTTTTTGCGTGCGCGAAGTTTTTTAATTTTTGCCGCGGAAGTATCACTATCAATGACATCTACTGCTGAAACTCCTTCTGGTTCAGTAGCTGATACTGCTGCTTGTACTTTGGCGTCAATTGTAGCATCAATATCTTCAAAAGTTGCTGCTGCGGCCTGCGCATTTTCTAGGGCGATTTGCGCGTTTTCATTATTTGTGTTTGTTTGTTCTGTAATTGATTCTATATTATCAACGGCCTGTTTAGCATCAGTTACTGCTTTTTGTGCTTTGGCCGCATAGGTATCTATTTGTCCTTGCGGAGTCATACTTTTAGCAAGTATAATATCTAAAATATCCATATTTACCTCCTTATGAACGAATAATTTTTATTTGGTTGTAGTGTATGTTTTACTGCTGATTTGTGGGCTATTTTGTGTTAGTTGAAAGATTTTCGCCCAATTGTGCTGTTGGGGCTTTCTGGGCGGGACGATACATTGAATCTTAAGTATACAAGATAATCATTATTATATTATCAGGCGCAATGGTGTACTAACCGTCAAGCACAATTCAGATATATCGGGTAATTATACCACGGCCAAGTTTTGGTGGTCAAATATTAATCATAAAAGTTTCAGCCTATGTTCCCCTTTAGTTCAGGATAGCCATCTGATGATGTTGCAGAATATTTATCTGGCCCTATGTAAACATCAAATGTATCATCATCATTGTCGTGATTTGCTGCAAAAATAAACTCATAACTCGCACTCGTAAAGGCTTCGACTTCCGTCACCGTGTGACGAATAACAAGCATTCCAGACTTTATCGCATCAAAAATTTCTTGCCATGTTTTATCTAACTGTTCATCGGCCCCAGTGAATTCCGAATGAACCACCATTACGCCGCCTGTGGAGCCGCCGCTAGAACCACCACCCGCATTTCCTACACTAGAAAAAGGTATCCATTCCTTACTAGAATTAGCCATATAAACTCCCATAGCATCGCCCTCATCTTTCAGCACCACCGCAGTAGAACCTAAAGTAATTTGGTCGCTTGGTATGGCAGTTAAATCTTCTTTGGTATCACAATAATGTTCGTAGGTTACAACATTGTCTTGTGAGCCTCGTTTTGTCATTATATTCATTTATATCATCTCCTTGTAGAGATTTTTGTTATTATATTATCAAACGCAATGGTGTACTAACCGTCAAGCGTAGTGGAGATTGGAGGTTTGTGGATTAACCAACTTCATAAGTCAGGGCTAGACTCACCAGAACCACTGTATGAACCTTCAAGATATTCAATGTAATTCGGAATCGAACTATCCTCAATATAATAATCATAACGCATATAAGTAATTGAATTTTCTGCAACGCTTATACGTTTGAAAGTTATGCCGTCTATATTGTCAAGACTGTCTCGACTAATTTCATCACATTGTGCTATTTTATTATTTTCTATACTCAATATCGGGATTCCACCATTTTCAATAAAAGAAGCTACTTCGTCAAATGACTTATCAGCCGTATAATATGTTGTATCATTTTCTTCATCATAATGACTTGTCGCATGTACAACCATTACGCCGCCCGTGGAGCCACCGCCACCGCCGCCATTTATCCATTTCTGTGCCGTAGCATCATAAGTAAGCGTCTGTCCATCAGTAGGATTTAATACTTCTACATCTAACAACTCCACAAGTGAAGAAGCTCCACTACCACTATCTCCGCTTCCTGCTCCCATCGCAATAGAGTTCCATTCTTTATTACTATTAGCCATATATACCTCCATTCCGCCATCTTCTCCATTTATAACTATACAAATTGAACCCAAAGTAATATAATTAGGGTCTATATTAACCATATCAGCGGAAGTATCACAAATATGTTCATAAGTTACTACATTATCTTGCGACCCGCGTTTAGTCATAATATTCATCCTATAACCTCCTTTTCGTTTAATAAACGAGAGCAATCTTCGCCTCTAAAATAAGAAGTAAGATTGCCCTCAATCAGTTATAGTGTTTTTATTCAGTAATTAATTGCCAACCCGCTGGATAAGCAGAAGGAGACCAAGTATTATTATCAATCAATGATTCATAAATTTGTCCTTCAAATGTTACACGGTCACCAGTATTGTAGGGATTAGTCGCATCGGGCTGTACCCATTCAGGGACTTCAGTAGGTTCGGTTTCTGGTTCTGGTTGATTAGCCTCAGTATCAGAAATCCACGGCGCGCCAACAGCCCCAGGTTCCCAAACATTGTTATCAGCGGTTGAAGTCCAAATGTCTCCATTATGACGAACCCGCGCGCCATTAGCATATCCGTTTGTAGAGTCCGGTTGAATCCAATCATAGATAATATTGGGGTCTGGATTTAGCAGAATTGCGAATAAACTTGGTGCGGCGTCTGGTGTCCAAGTCTCTTGTGAAGTATGAGCAGTAAGAACTTTGTATAAACCTTGACGATAGCGAATGCGGTCACCCACTACATAAGATACTCCAGACTTCCATTCTTTAAAAAGCATAGGATATTCAGCTGCTGATTCGTCTGTAAGTGTTGCCGTAATAGCATTTATTGAAGAGCGTAGTTCCTCTATTTCAGAAGTATTATTTACGCCTAGTTCATCGTAAATTTCATCTGCTTCTGTGCGAGCATAGATTACTCCCTTTTCTTCATAAAGGTCAAAATAATCTAATGCTTCTTGAATGCTGTCAGTAGGTGTATAATTAGCGGTAGGCTGGTCGCCGCCGAATGTAACTAATAGACCAGCACGATTATTAGAATAAGTTTCTTTCATGAATCCCATAGTAGATTCCTCCTTTCATATTAAATTGGCTTTAGCCAAATGTCACCTGTTTGTAATGCAGTACCATCATTTCTGGTGTCTGGGGTTGTGGTCTTGTAAATTATATTACTGGTATCATAAATATTATAGGCGGTGTTATTATAATAATGATAAAGATTTCCAAATACATAGGTATCTCCTCTTAATTCTACTCCCATTGGATCACCGATGCGACCACCTACAGTCGCTTTACCTTCTGCATTACGTGCAATTAGCCAGCCTCCTGCTGCAGTAAATGATGTTCCATCGTAATATCCTTGAGAATATATTCCATGATTTTGATTATTAGAACCTAAACCAATTTGCATAACTATATTTGATGGAGCTGTTGCTATGGCTGTATTTTTAAAATATATATAGTTCGCGGCACTAGTTGATGTTGATACGAAACTAGCTGCTGCGTTAACAGTAAGTTCACCGCGCATTACACCACCACTAATATAAGGAACTACATTAGTACCATTATGGCAAAAGACTGGATGATAAGCATTTAAATAAATATTAGAAGTGCTATAAGCAAGCCCTAAATAAATATAAATTTTTCCATCATTTGATGTTGGTAAATCTTGTGTCCACCATTGTGTACTATCTAATTTAAAAGTAGCACCATCAGCATTAGGTATACCTACTAAATAGATCGGTTTTTGAGAAGATAACATTACATTGGTTGCAGTTGTGCCTATACTATATCTTAAATTGAAACCTATAGCAGAATAAGCTGCAAAGGCACAAGTCCCTCCTGGAGCTGCATAAATATTTGTGGTTGGATATAATATAGAAGAATCAATTAAGAAATTAGCGGTTGATGCTACTTTCGCAGACGAAGTACCTTGATCCGCCGCGGTTGAATCTGAAACTGCTGAGATTGCTGACCATTTTTGATTTGGTGTCATCATTAATAAGCAATATCTATGATAGCCTAAACCACCATTAGCACTTGTTTCTAATTCTGTATTAGTAGTACCTGAACAACTAAATAATTGTGACATATCATATGTATTATTATAATCCGCTGTTATAAGTACCCAAGCACCAGCATTGCTACTATAAGTAGCATTATAGACAAATAAATAAGTATTACCAGCTATTAATTCACCGGCAGATGTTAGATTACCAGTACTTGTATTATATTGTTTTTTCATTGCCTTCGCGCCAGTACTATTAACATTCATAGTAAGAGACCCGACTGCTCCAGTATTGGTTGCGGTAAATGTAACTAAAATTGCAGCGCCGGCTTTTAAATCGCTAGTTGAAAATTCTGTACATGTAACTACTTTTGCTGTTGTACTAGCGGCTGTACTACAAGTACCATAAAATATTTGAGCATTGCCTAGTCCTAGATTATTGCGTGCTCCTGTTGCACTTGTAGCGCCAGTACCACCGCGATCTACAGTAAGAGTACCAGAAGTTTTATCTGTAATAGAAAGAGTTGGTATTCTAGCTGCATCAAATGTATCAGAAGTTATTTTACTTGCGGATAAATTAGGTATATCAGCTGCGACTAACGCGCGAAAACTGGGCGCACTATCTTCGGTAGCACCAGCTGCGAGTACAGTATTCTTAGTTTTACTAGCATATGGATTTTTTGTATCTCCATAGTTATTTGCTAAAGCTATTGTTGTATTTAATGTACCAGTTTGAGCTGTACTTGTACTTGAAGTAACTGGAGAAGTTGCTTGAACTTGTACGCTTGTTACTGTACCAGTATTTGTGGTATAACCTTTTTTTGCTAATTGGTAGTATAATGTGCGGCCAGTAATAAGATTAGTATCACTACTAGTTACATCTGTATTTGTTGTATTATCAGTAACACCCTTAGCGCTCGCAGCCGCTAATGTATATCCATCTACTGTTCCACCAGTAACTAAAGATTTTGTATTTGGATTATAGGTAAGGGTAGAAGTTTTGTTTACTGTAGCTGTTACTGCATTTGTTGAGGTGCTATTGGCAAGAAGTATTGGAAAGGCACCCGCGGTTGTTATCGCGGCACCTTGTGCAACGTGGCTATCAGTATTATTATCGCTGGCCCAATACACACTAGTACCATTTGATTTTAGAACCTGGCCGCTTGTACCTGGTCCATATGTAGTCCCATTTGATGAGGTTGGGATGTGTAGGATTTGGAATTGATTTGTTGTTGAGTATATAGTATCGGTTGCCCGTAGGCTTCCGCTAACGACTGTATCTTTAAGTGACGCCATAAACGAGCCTCCTTTAGATTTCTATGAAATTATTTCCCGCGGCATAATGTGGATTAATTTTGAATCTATCTGCTATTAAAGTAACTTTTAAATTACTTAAAGTAACTGTTCCAGTAGCATAATCTACTCTAAATCCGAAATGTGCTTTACTATAAGTATCAAACCAAGTTGCGGGAACTGTTATTGTTTTTGATACATGTATTGTTCCAGTAGAATTATTTGTAACTGCTGAAGTAATAGTTGTACCAGCATAAGTTGTAGATGCAAAATAATTTGTGCTTGCCCAGTCATATGCTTCGTTAGCTGCATTATAATTATTACCTTGTGTAAATGCTCTAAATGTGCCGTTATTATTTGGAACAAGATTTGTCCAACTTAAATCATATTCTAAGGCAAATTGTACCGGAATGCCGCATTTATAAAATTGTGAAACATCTATTGTAGTATTAGTGAATGTTGAATTATCATTACCACTAGGATTATATGACCAACCGTCATTATCAATAAATAAATAATCTTGTTCAATATAATTTTTCATTTGCAATTGTCCTGATTTTAATAATTTAGTATTATCGGATTCATTAAATTCAAAAGTGTGAACCCCATATAAATTATCTACTCTCATACCCATATTATACAACAATTTTATATCTTTGTCAAGTAATGGAGTACAATAAATGCGGAAATCACTTAAACTGGCATCTGAATTAGAATAGCTGGCATCGCTATTCCATCCATTTAGATAGATGGTAGTGCCGCTAATATTCTTATAGGTTTTTGCTTGACCCCATAGCTCACCGTCAAGATATGCTTTACAAGTAGAACCATCTCCAACCATAGCAAAATGATGCCACTCGTCTACTGATGGCGCGTCAACCGCTGTTGTAGTTCCTGGTTTGTACAGAGGATTATCGCTACCATCGCCAGTATTCCAAAGGACACCATTGTAGATGCCATTTAAACGAATGCCATCAGAAAATCCCCACATCATACGACCATAATAGGTTCCGCATTTACCCCACCAAGCGAAGGTATAGGAAGAACCAAATCCAGAAGTTGTTAAACCTGAAATTTTTATTTTTTGATTTGTGGCAGAAAAGTGAGCACAGGAGTTATAACGAGGAGAATCAGTTTTTTGATCTATTCCAATTAAAACTTCTCCATTATGCCCATAACCGCTAGAATCTTCTATATACTTATTTGCTTTTATTAAATGCATATTTTTAAGCGAAATTGTGGCACCAACTTCACTTTGTAAAGATAAAGTACCGCCCGTATTAATCTCATTTATTGTAATATTTCCAACATAATGAGCCCACGATGTAGTTAGTGTAAAAGCAGTTGCAAAGTTGGCAATACTACGAGAAGCTTGTAAAGTACGCCCATTTGTATCGGCCTTTGCATCACAACTAAATGTATATTTTGCTCCCTTTTCAAGCCAAACATTAGATGAACCGTTATATATTCTTCTAGCACCACCAGTTGGGGTAAAACTAATTGTTTCATTATCTACTTGAGTTAAAGTCGCACCATCAGCAGTCCACGCCGTAATTTTACTTGGATTATTAGATAATAATTCAGCAGACCCGCTAAGTCCTAAAGCTTGATAACCATTATCCTTTACATGATATGACCATTCAGTTGCTTTGTCTCCTTTTTCTAATTTTACTTTTGCAATAGACGTTGCTCCAAGTCCTTTCGCAAGCCGACCTATTATTAAAGATTTCTGTGCTGGATTTGCAGTATTATTAAATGTCCAAGTGCACCAATATTTTTTCCACTCTGTTGTAATTGGGAAGGTTAAACTGCCATCATTAGAAGTTGTAGTCGCACCAGTTGAAGAATGGCCCGAAGCAACTTGGACTATTCCACTTGTATTATCATAAAAATAACAAATAATATTATGCGTATCTACTCCTTTAGCCCAAAAAGACGCCGTATACGTCTCACCAGGATATACTACAACAGCTTTATTAAATACTGCGGTATCTGAATAGCCAGTGCCTTCTGTATTGTCTCTTGTTTTAGTAGAAAAAAAGTTTTCAAACGCCTTATGTTCAGTCACGCCAGTGCCACTCCAACCGGTTCCAAAATTCTTAGTTCCTGTAAGAAGATTTGGATTTGGAAGATCTAACTTATAATGCAAAACCAGCCCCATCGCAATCTCTTTCACTTCTGTGGCGGAAAGGCAGTGGTCGTAGATGCGGACGTCATTTAATGATGTCTTTGTTATACTGGTTCCGCGACTTCCATCTGTCCCAAACATAATGAGTTTTTTCATGTGAGCAACCGAGTGTTGATTGGCAGCAGGAAGTGTCGTTTGTTGAACACGAACTCCATTCTTATAATAGCTTACAGTAACTCCATCATATGCAACAGCAAAATGCGTCCATTCACCAACTGTACACGTTGTAGGATAAGCATCAAAAACGGCCTTATTTGTTCCATCTATCATGTGATAAAAATGGAAGCCTACTAAGGTAGCATTTGTGTTGTGCTCGCACCCAAAGCCAATATACGCATAATCAGCCTCAGTAGAACTATTGATTAGTTTAAATGGACAGCGCCAAGCGTTTACTCTAGTATTAATTCTAATCCATGCCGCTATTGAAAAAGTAGCAGCATCAAATTCAAAATCAGTAGTAACACCATTATTTGCGCCTGTACTGGTATAGCATTTACCTATTTTTCCTGATGCATCAACAGTTGCACAAACTGGAATGTTTACTGATGATAGTTTGTCGCATCCTTGATTATTTAAGTTCCCATCAAGAGGGAGCCAAACTCTTAATGCCATTTGACTCCCTCCTTATGCAAAAACAAAATCAATGGATTTGTCTGTGTCATTCCATTCTAAATGTGCTTTTTCAGTTCCATTTAAATTCAAACCTAATTCAAGTGCACTTAACAATCCATTGTTTGTATATGTATATTGATATGAATTTGTTGTAGGGTTAGCCGCTTGGGTGGTTGCACCAATAAGATATAGTTTTGATGTAGAATTTGTAGAGCCAGCGGTATTTTTAGTATCGGTATCAGTATCTTGTGTAGTAAAAGTACCCGTATTGCCCCATAAAGTAGTATATGTTACAGTTTTTCCACTAACAGAGAATGATTTTACAGCGTCTCCAATATTAACTGCACCTTCTCTAATATATACTGTGCCGTCTATCACCATTGATACTTTACCTGAAGTTGGATTATCTCGTCTAAATCCAACACTGCCCCCAGTGGAGTCATTCATAACAGTAATTGCTGTACCTGTTTGATTGCCCCAAGTAAAGTTGGACGATTGAGAGTTAAAACCAGTAAGCATATTGGCATATTTAACTGTCTTATCTGCGTCTGCTGTATTGTCTACATTTCCTAAACCCAAATTAGTTCTTGCGCCCGCAGCTGTAGCAGAACCAGTTCCACCGTGATCTACTGCTACTGTGCCTGTTACGTTGGAAGCTGTCCCACTTACGTTACCTGTCACGTTACCAGCAAGAGGACCAGAGAAGGAAGTTGCTGTTACTTTAGCAGGGAAAATAGCATTTTGAAAAGCATCAAAACTATATAAATGTCCTGTTTTTGCCATTGTAGAAGGTGTATTCCAGCCAACTCCTCCAAAACCCATTATTTTCGCGATAGATAAACCTATAGAATTAGTATCTCCCCCATTCGCTTTAAAAAGAAAACGGACTCTTCCATATTGACTCGTGGGAGTTTTTCCATAAGTCCTAAAACTAGAAACATTAATTACATTATAACCTGGCCATCCACTAATAGGAATTTCTGTGGTGTGATTTTGAAAATTATTTGGAGAGCTTTGTAAAGCCTTTTGTATTGTTACCGAACAGCCACTACTTCCCTGAGTGCTAATATAAATAACAAATTTATTTAACTCTGTATAAATATTTGCTTCTCCAGTGTTAATTGTGACTCTTAACTGATAATTTGTTCCATTGGCTGTAGCTTTATTTGTTGAGTCTGCTTTACCTATTAGAAAACTCTCACCACTACTAAAAAGTGCTGTTTTTTGTATATCCGTGGCGCCATAATCAGTCCAAGTAGAGCCGCCATCTCGGCTATATTCAACAGTAATTGCTTCTCCTTTAGTAAACATTAAACGATTAGCGCCTAATTCGCTTACCATTGCGGCATCTATGGGGCCATAGGAAGCAGAAAAATTTTTCCCACCCCAAAGCAGATTGGCTTCATAAATTTGCTTTTCAGCATCAGAAGTATTGTCAACATTCCCTAGGCCAATATTCGCCGCCGTTAAATTAACTTGTCCAGTTCTATAACTGCTTTCAGCATTTCCCTTAACCCCTTTAACAGGCGCGGCCCCGTTAATTTGATCTACATATAAATTCCATTTTTTCTCATCACTACCTAATGAGAAAGTACTAGTAGTAGTAGGCAATAAATCAACACCAAAATTCATCGTCTTATTAGCCATTTTATCTCCTCCTCTCATTAAGTAATAGTTGTATTACCGTTTGAATCTACGGTAAAATTAAATGTTACGGTATCACTCGTACCATTTGGAACTGTAATATAAAAAGTTGTAGTACCAGAGGATGGTTTTGGCAGCACCATCCCTGGTATATTATAATTTAATTCTATATGACGATCCATATATTTATTTTTCGTAGGAATAGTAAAACCGCCAGTTTGTTTAGTAATTATTACGGTATCATACCACTTCTCTGTATCACTATTAAAAGTTGCCATTTAATCATCTCCTTTTATCTGCTTTAAAGAGATAATTAAGCGTCGGTATAAGAACCATCATAAGTTTCAATAGAACCGGCTACTAACGCGCCATTATTATTATAAGCAGAATATCCACTTAAAATATAATCGCCTGTTAAATTTGCTGTTGCTCCATCCGGGACTAGTTTTGCCAAGCTAATTCTTAAATTATCAGTATAACCTTTATTAATATATAAATAGCCGCCTGAACTTAATACTGGCGCCGCAGTTGTATTACTAATATCTACATAAGTTTGACCACTAGTTGCAGTATTAGCAAAAGTTGCCGCTGTAATACTACCACTCGTAATCCAACCAGTTCCCCAAGAAGCGGTTCCTCTTGTTGCGGTTGTACCACTAACAGTTGTTGTGCCTTGTGTTACAGAAGAAGAAGCAACACTAATATTAGCATATCCATCTACTGATGTAGTTCCAGAACTAGTGACAGTATAGGTTCCGCTATTTGCTTGTGCTAAATAATAAGTGTCAGCATTATAATATCCCTTACCGATTTTAATATATTTTCCACGATTAATAGTTCCAGCAGAAGAATTTCCACTTGCTAATGTTGTATTATTAGTAATCGTGCCTGTATTTACAATTACTTTGCCATAATAAGTACCAGCCGCACTTACGGTAGTGCTAGTCCAAACACCATTTGTTACAACAGATTTAGAAGTTGTAGAAGAAGAACTAGAAGTATCATAAGCCGCTACAGTAACATTACCTGCTGTTTTAGAAGTACTAGTAATTGTTGCCGTTCCAGTATTGGAAAGATTAGTTGTACCAGAATTTGTCATTGTAGCAGTACCATTATTAGTAATTGTAAGAGTTTTACTACTTGGAATAGTAATAGCTGAAATATATTTAGTAGCTGTAGTAGTATTATTTGAAGCTGCCAAAGTAGCAGAAGCAAATCCATTACCACTTGGAGCATAACCAGCGGTTGTAATGTTAGCAGAAGCAATAACAGAAGCCGTGCCGCCGCCAGTGGCAGTAACAGAAATACCATTATTAGTATCACTTAAAGTAACATTACTACCATTTAATGAGGCAGAAGGAGTGACTGTATTTGTACCAGTTACACTACCGACTGCTTTAGTAATTGGAAAATATTTTGTACCACTAGTTGTTTTATTTAATGAGCCTGTCGGTATCCATCCTGCGGTTGTTATAGCAGAACTACCTTCTCCTTTGAAAGCAATATAATAACCAGAAGTCGGTTCAGAAGTTGCTTTAGTTCCTATTACTCCACTAATATTACCAATATTTACTCCTGAATTACTCCCGTCAGTAGTATAAATATTAACATCAGCTGAATCCGTGGCTGGTATAGCCGATGTAATTGGTAAATAATAAATATCACCTGACCTTTCAGTAGCCTTAGCAGAAGCAGCAATCTGACTTGAACTATTTAAATAACCGACTGTATTAATTGTTTTATTAAGAGTAATACTAGTTTCAGGAGCGGTAGCTTGTAATGATACAAAATATCCAGAAGAAGGCGCGGTAGTAGAAGCTGTGTTATTACCACCTACGTTGCTAGCTCCTGTTGCAGTAGTTGAAGTTTTAGCAATTGTTGGTTTTTCTGCTATAGTGGAACCGCTGACAGTTGCTGCTGCACTATCCATACCTACAGCAGCCGCGTCTACAGTAATAGATCTACTTTCATTATAACCTTCTGTAATAGCAATTATAATTGGTGAGGCCCCGGCAGTGATATGATCTCCACTATTTATAATAGTATCATCAATTTTTAATTGAGATTGATTTACCTTACCAACTTTAACATTTGTATCGGAAACTGATTTATTACCTTCCGTAATCCAACCTGCTGTTGCTACATTAACATTACCTGAAACAGTAATTGTGGGAGAATATACATTAGATGTAGCAGTTCCCATCGCTAAAGAAGAGGTTATATCGGTTGCGTTCAATGTTAATGTGCCTACGGCTGGAGTAGTTATTTTAATACCAATATTTTTATCAACAAATTTATTTTCTGTGCTTAATAAAGCAGTATAATCACCAGAATTACTTGTAGTATGTTCAAGTAAAAATTGGTCATTTAAAACATCTAAATTTGCCATATATTCACCTTCTTATTATATACTAGTCCCAGTATAAACAGGCACAGTCACATCTGCTGACCCATCATATACATAAGTTCCGTTTCCAAAAGTTAGTTTATGAGCTAATCTTTGGGCTATTCCGTTATCTGGCACCATATATAATGTATTTTCATTATATGTATAGGTACGTCCATTAACCGTTAAAGTATTATTTGAAATTAATTCATCATATTGTTCTTGCGTTAGGGTGATAATTTGTTGTAAATTCGCCACAATTCTCACCTCTTTACATAATTTTTAGTTGTATTAAAAATATCGGTTGGGTTTGTTTGTTCCACCCAACTTCCATTTATTTTTTTATAAACTTTACTACAAGTTACCCAGTTTCTATTTATTTTTAGATAAATTGTAGGCCCGCCCGCGGAAGTACATTGAATATTCAATGTATGCGTTGCAGTTACATTATTTAAACGATAAACATAGTTGATTACTTTATTACCTTGCTTATCTGTACCTTCATAGTATTCCAGTAATGAAGTTCTATCTGTACCATTATCTGTTATTGTAACTGTAGCGGAATTATCATCAGGTATAATTGTTAGATGATAATCATGATCTTCAAGCACTACTAATTGCCCATCAGGATATAATTTTGCATTACTTCCTGTACTGGTAATAAAATAATAATTTACATCGCCAAAAATAAAAATTAAACTATGCTTTTCTTGTATATTTGTAAGTGTATATGTATAGCTTCCACCTGCGCTAGTCGCTTCAATACTTAAAATTTTCCATTGTAAAGAGTCATATCCACTATCACTTGCTTGGTCTTTAGCATATTTTATATCAATATAATGTTCTCCCGCAGTAATGTTATAAGTAAGAGTTTTTACCGATGTTGAAGAATCAGCTGATGCCGCACACATATAATAATAATTATCAGGGTCATCAGGACTTGCGCTACTACTAGCATAAGTATTACCAGTAGTTGAAACAGTAGTATCTATTTTTCCAAACATACCATAGTCTGCTTGCGATTCACCCTGGTTTATATATTGAATTGTAACTAAAACATCTGATTCTAAATTAAAATGTACTCTAGCTACAGAAGCAGAAGAACCAATGCCATTATTTGTTGATACATAATATCCTGTACTGTTATTTAAATTAAATCCATAAGAAGCATCACTGACTTGTGTTGTAACAGTATAAGTGTTAGATGGTATTCCTCCAACTAATTGATTTGTAATATCTACACCATTATCTAAAGCTAAAGTAAGTTGGGGATCCTCTGGCTCAATAGTAATTGTTTCAGTAGTGCCTGCTTCAACGCGTGTCGTGCCGTGTTCCGGTGTTGTTGTAGCATTGATTGAAGAAACAGTAATTGGATAATATACTTTTTCTGGGTCTTCTACAGGCGGTATAAAAGCTCCTGCTTGTTCAATTACAATGGTATGATCTGCACTCATATTAGTTAAGGTATAAGTGTAGTAATCTTCGGCTGGTGTCGTATATTCAACAGTCCAAGTAATACCTAACATGCGGCCGCCATAATAACCAATTTCAAATCGTAATTGTGCGTCTTGTAATTCTTCTACTGTCCAAGTTCCAGGGTCAGTTACAGTAACTAAATTATTAGAAGTAGAAGTAAAGTTTTGTATAGAACCTTTTGCCGTTGAACCGCAATAGCATTGAAAACGAGCAACGTGATCGGAATCAATTGTACTATTTTCGCGCGCGCCATATACATTGACGGTAACATTAGTAATAGTAGCATTTATTGGTATTGAACTAAAATCAAAAGTATAATTTATCCAACCAGTATCGCCTTCAGGTTTTACATAAGTATTTGATGTGTTAGAAGTTGAATAAGGATTTTCTGCTGAATGCCCTATGGCGTATTCTAACCAGCTAGTACTTGTTGTACTAGAACTTTGATAAAAATTTGCGCCGGAAACAGAAAAACCGGTAGTAAAATCATCGGCTGGTACTGCGGAAAATGTTCCTCCTTCACCACTTTGATGTAATTCTAATAAAGAAGTAACATCTACATTATTGTCTGTTATTTTTATATCTTCAACTGTTATATCGTGTAATTGAATAACGAATTCTTGTGATTCACCATCCATTACATTCGCGGCGAGTGGTGTTATTTCTGCATTATTGACTTCGCTTACGGCGGTTAATGTATATTGTGTTCCAGTGATAGAATAAGTAACTGAAAGTGTAGCACCATAGAAATACAGATATGCGGCACGAGTTGTATTGCTGGTACCACGAGTGCCGGTATAGCGTACTTGTATATCATCCAATTCAGTTCTAGTCCAAGAGCCTGGTGTTAAATTATAAGACGTAGCAGTAGTAGTTCTAGCACTAGTACTACTTCCTTTTGCTGTTGAGCCACTATATAATTGAAGCGTTGCGGTTGAAATATAATTGGTACTACTGACCCTTACTTTGGCAGAACAAGTAATTGATTCTATAGTCGCATTTTCTGGTATTTCAGAAACATCAAAAGTATAAGAAATGTATGTTGTAGCACGCGAACCAGTATTACAAGTAATATAAGCATAAGAAGTAGATGAAGAATCAGTATAACCATTTGTTACTGGATAACTACTACTAATGCCAGAATAAGATGAATGGGCACTACTATAACCAGAAGGAACAAATGTTAGTGTATCTCGCACATTAATAGGTTGTGACATTATTTATTCCTCCTTATTGTTGTATATAAATATCACCATCTTCTCCTAATGAAGAAGCTGGCGCAGTAGTACCCGTATAATATTTATTTATTACTAATGTTCCGGTAATTTGTCTTCCATCTACATAGGCGGTTTCCCCGCTTACTATATCATTTGCTGTAGCAGTAGCATCACTTGTAAAAGTTCCAGTTATTCCTGCTACGCAATCGTCATCTAATTCATCTCCGACCTTCACTGTTACTCCCGATTTTATATTCGCGGCAGTTAGATTAGAAAGTTGAATTGCTTTAACTGTTGTGTTCCCAGTTAAATAAGTTCCACTTGTTATAATTTGATCAGTTGTAGAGGGAGATATTACACGGGCGCCTTGTGTGGCTACAGTTGCTGTCAAAGATACGCTACTGTCCCCTGCAGTACCACTACTAATATAACCAGCAGTGGTAATTCTTGGAGTAACGCTTACTGTTTTTGTGAGCGTAAGTGTATTCGTACCTGTAGAAACTGTAGCAGCAGTGCTACTAATTGTCGTAGGAGCAGTAGCAGTACCATTCGGTGTCGCGCTGATTATATAATAGCTACCTGCATTATTATATCCAGGTGGAATATTAATATATTGTGCTGAAGTACTGCGGCCAATGGTTGCTTTAGAAGTATAGCCTGAAGTTGCACTTGTGGCCGCAGAAGTTGGAAGAGTCATAGTAGCAACAGATTTTGTTGCTTGACTAGCATAATGACCAGCGGGTACAGTAACTACCGCGCCAGAAGCTGTTAAATCAGAAGTGCTTCTAGAAATTATTGTACCCGCAATTTTTTCTCCATTGGCTCCGTAAAAATATTTTCCAGAGGCAACATCGGAGGCTACCGCAGTAGTATCAGAAATATCCATTATGGTTGTATTACCATAAATAACTTTATTTACATATGGATTACTCACCGTAATATTACCTCCTTAATTTTATTAAGCTGGAGCTACTGTACCAATAGTGACTGTTTTGCCGCCAGCAGAATTATCTACTTCTGTATAAGCAATCGCCGCGACATTGACTTGTGTAATTGAATTATAATCTCCCAAATCTGTGGGAACGATAGATTGTGCTGTAGTATATGGAGTAACAGTTGCAGAAGTAGCCTTAACGCCTTCATTACCACTCATACTACCAGTAACACCTAGAATTGTTACACCTTCTCTAATATTTGTTGCAATTATTTTTGCCTGTTCTGTACTTGCGATACTTACTTTGCCAGAACCATCATGGTATCCTTGTGGTATCGTATATTGTCCTGTTTTAGTAGAAATAGTTCCTGCAACAGCACCATTATTAGTCATTGTACCAGTTAATTTAGTTCCATTTTTATAGGCAGTTTTTGTAGCCAAAATTTCAGCAGCGACAGCAGTAGCATCACTTGTATCTGCATCATAACTACAAGTACCAGTACTAAATTCACCACTAGGCAAGTGAAATTTTTTACCTGCTAGTACGTCACTTACCGTAACATCATCATTGGTTAAATCAATTAATGTTTGATTACCATAAATAACTTTATTGATATATTGATTTGGCATTTATTTTCACCTCAATTATATTCCTATGTAGGCAGTTGTTCCGCCTGATAGATTACTTACTTCTTCAAAACGTATTTTATGAACAACTACGTTTTGCTCTAAAATTTTTGATTCTGTGGCGAGGGTAGTATCTGTAGTAGTTAGCGGGTCAATTACATAAGGACCTGAATAGACAGTATAACCGTCTACATTTGTTGGTTTTTGTGTTTTTACTGGGGCTACTTTTTTTCCATTTAAATATAAAGGCATATTAAACACCCCCGCTATCAGTAATATCAATTAATTCTACTACGGTGTCAGTAAAAACCGCATTCGCTGGTACATTACTATTAACTGTATAATTATTTGTTGTAGCAGAATTATCAGCATAAGCAGCTGAGATAAAAGGCAAACTTATAACATCTGTTATTCCATCACCCACTTTAAAACGAGAAAAAGGGTGAGTGCTATCAGTTGAATAAATGATAACCTCACCCTTCAAAGGAACAAAAGAATTACCAGTCGTTTTAGTTCCTGCTATATTATCTTCTGGTAATACAGATTTATTCCAATTTTCTTCAGTATCATTTTTCAACTGAATTCTCGTTTTTATGGTATTTCCTGCCATAAAATCACATCCTTGGCATCATTTCAGCCAATTAATTTCTGTATGGTTTGTTTTCCGCATATTCCATCCGCGGTCAAATCATTATCTTTTTGATATGCTTTTAAAGCCATTTTAGTTTTAGCTCCAAATTTACCATCGGCTTTGCCGCAATTATAACCTATTTCATTTAAGACAAGTTGTAATTCTTTTACATCTTGGCCTTGATTGTTTTCTCTTAATGTGCGGCGACCCAAATAAAAGAAACTCCTTTTAAGTGGTTTTTCTACTTTTAATTCTGGATTTAAATACCATTCTAAAGTTTTATCTCCACAAAGTTTATTTAAATCTACATTTCCTTTTATTCCATTTATTCTTCCTTTGCTAGTGTATTGCCACATATCGCATATAAATTTTGGTTTATAAGCCTCATTTACTATACCAGTATTTTTACCGTATCGTGGAATCCAAATAAAATCAAAATCATCTTTTATATCCTTTATATAAGGGTAGCGACTTTGCCCTATGTATAATCCAACTTTTTTCACTCCTAAACTTTTTAGTGTTTTTAGAGCAGTTTCACATACGATTTTCGTGGTTTTAGAAGTTTGAGTTTTATATTCTATATCAAGGCAGAAAAATAATGGTTCTAATTTTTGTTGTGTGGCGGTTGCGTAGAAAAAATTTGCTTCTTTTTCTGCTTCTTCTTTTGTACCTGCTTTAAAATAATGATATACTCCAAAGGGTAATTTACAGTTAGTAGCATTATAAATATATTTGCTATCTTTTTTATCACCGCAACTCGTGCGAAAAATTACTAATTCTAGTTCTTGCCTAGCTTTTTCCCAATCTACTTTACCTTGATATATACCAATGTCTGCTATTTTCATATCTATTCCTCCTAAAACAAAAAGGCGGGTTTTAACCCGCCTTATTTATAGAATATAAAGAATTTTTTTCTTGCTTTAGTTACTTCTTGTTCTGTTCCTTTTGCTCTCGCGGCAGAGGCACTAGCGGGGTCGTTGATATAAAAATATTTACCGTCCCATTTCCATATGCAACAAAAATGGCCTCCTTTAGTCCATTTTGATGGGCCAAAGGAAACTACTGCATAAGCGCCTTCTTGCAAGGAAGATTTCAAAGTAGCAATAGAAGTTGTAGTAATGTATTTGCTTGCGCCATACTTTTTCGCGCAAAATTCAAAAAATCCCCAAGCAGTACCAGAATTAGTAGTACGATAACCGTTAGCTACACTTAATGCTGCAAGTGTTTTTGGAGTAACACTTTTATCCCACCAAGTGGCTACTATATCGGCCATAGCGGTAGGACCGCATCCAGAACTCTTAATAGTTTGCTTTTTATTATAAGTATTGTTTTTAGTATATACTACGTTTCTCCAACGAGAATCATATTGCTTATAATTTATTGGTTGAGTAGTAACTTGTGGTTTTTCTGTTTTAGTTTCAGTAAAAGCCGCAATCCACGTAGATGATGTTACGACGCCATCTGCTGTTATGCTATAAGTAGCTTGAAATGCGCGAGTGGAAGCCTTTGTTTTACTTCCAAAAATACCATCTGCATCTATACCTAAAAATAATTGCCACATTGTAACATATTTGTTTTTATCACCTTGGTGTATGGTAGGGAGAACTTTAGCAAAAGTAATCCAATCACTTTCTGACATTTCACCATTTTGTGACAATTTTAATTCACTTTTCCAAACATTAAGTGCGGCCGCAGTTTTAGGGCCAAATTTTCCATCTACTTTTACTTCTAAATATGTCTGGAGGATTTTTACTTCTATGCCTGTGCTTTTATTTTTAATCGCTTTCATTGTTTTTATCCTCCACTTTAATTAATTGTCCGTTATCATTAGCAATCCAAACTTGGTCGTCTGTATTGTTATCTTCATAATTATTATTTTCAGTCGCAGTTCTAAAATGGAATAATGCCATAACTAAAATCCTCCTTTTTCTCAATCAGTCAATACTGTGGCAGAACCACAATCTAAAACTAAATATTTTTGACTTCCTGTTGTTGTTGTATTACTGCCTTCGGTAATATCATATATACTACCAGTTTTAGCAATTTTTGCTAAAGTAACTTCTGTATGACCAGAAAGCTCGCCATCTGTTTGAGTAATGCCAGTTAAAACGCTATAAACATCACCATTTGCGGCAGTGGCAGATTGGGAAGAATCCAAATCAGTTACTAATCCACTTGCATATGCTTTGACCGCGGCAACCGTTGGTAACTTAGTATCATCAGTTGTACCAGAAGCAGGAATTGAAGTGCTAACCTCTTTATATGCTGCTGCTTCTAATCCGTGAATTTTTACTTGTGATGCCGTGCCGCCAGTCGGGGTAACTGAAAATTCACCATTAGTAGAGCCTTCAGCAAAAGTATAAGTAGTATCAGTAACTGTTTCAGTTGCTGTTGTCACATCAGTAATGTGACCAAATTTATCAGTAGTAATTGTTTGGATATATGTACGACCACCTGCTGTGCCCTTCGTGCTCGCGGTGGCTCCAGAAGGAACTGCGTGGCTAATCGTTTGATTAGAACTGATTGCGCCGCCACCAGTAAGTCCATCAGTACCAGTTACTGTAGTGGTTTTTAAAGCGTAAGAACCTTCATCGCCTAATTCTCGCCAATTGGTGCCATCATACACATATTCTGAATTACTATAAGTAACAACATCACCAGCATTATAAGTTCCTGTTGGAGCCGTATTTGTTGGGTCAGCTTCAACTTCGCCTTGATAATGCATTGCTCCAGATAATCCTGCCACTTGACTTTCTACATAAGACTTTACTTGAGCTTTTGTAGTCAAATCATTGGTATTACTAGTATCGCTTATGCCAGTAGTGGCTACATTCGCGGATGCTGCCGTTCCTAAACCGCTTACTTGGTTTTTAGTAATTGCAATATCACTAAAGGTAGCAGTAACTTTACCATCTACTTCATCAAAAGCAGTGATAGTTTTTGCTGCACCAGGAGTCCCAGTAAGGGTATCAGTTAATCCACTAATAGCATTTGTTACAGTACTTTGAGTAGCAACTTTATTAGTGTCCGCATCATAGGTTTCATCAAATTCTAAAGCATCTTGAACACTTGATAAATCAATTGTGCTAACAGTTGTAAAAGTACTATCATTAGCTCCTTTTGCTTTAGATTGTAAAAAATATTTACCAGCATCTTCTCCAGTACCTGCTTGAATTCTATATTGAGTATCAGTATCTTGAATTTGACCTGCTATATATGTGTCTATATTTTCAATTTCTTCTGCTGTATAAGTAGGTTTTGTTGCGGCTTTTGCCCAGCCATAAACATCGCCAGCTATTGCTTGAATCCAGGGCAAAACAGAAAAAGTATGCCCTGCAATGCCATCACCGACTTTAATACCTATAGCCGGTGGATTATTTGATAATGTATTGCCATCTGGATTTGCGGTAGCTCCAGTAGGTATTTCAGCAATACAAACTTCACCTTTCATTGGCACAAATGTGCTTGACATCCAATGAGCTAAAGTGTCATATTTTAATTGAATTCTAGTTTGAATGGTATTAATAGGCATTGCTTACACCTCCTTATGCTGTTCCGCCATTAAGAACAAGTTCATCTCCAGTTGGAACATATAATTTTGTAGTTGAAACACGATTAAGTGACATAATTCCTGTTATAGAATCAACAGAAACACTATTGTCGGCATTACTAGAATATACACCGCCTAGAACTGAAGTGGTAGCAATATTTAATTTTCCAATTTCAGTTGATGCAATACCACTGTCAATTAGACTTCCATCAGCTGCGACACTTACTAAATTTCCTGCCGCTTGTACTGTTGGTTTTTGTACATAATTAGTTAAATCTACTGATGTATCACCAATTTGAGTAAGTGTTCCATCAATTAAAATATATTCTTTATATTTATCTGCTCCGGTTACGGTATCGTCTTTTATCATATATATAGTATTAGATTCAATACCAACCGTAGGTAGCACAGTAACTATACGACGTTTTAAATGATCAACATTAGCGATCGCACTCGCGATTGTAGTATCTACGTAATTTTTAGTAGAAGCTTCACTATTGGTTTGTGGGTCACGGGCAAGATTAATTAAAACGCCATCTAAAGTGCCCTGTATAGGATTATAAATGGCTTTTGGACGAACCCAGCGAGCAACACCATTTTTTACTTCTAATTCAACTCTCGCAGGCCATTTTGTTAAATCTGTTTCATTAACCTGAACTTCTTCAAAGTTATTTTCATCATAATACCAATAACTTTTTCCATAGTCAGCAATTGTAATTTTATCATTAACTAATGTGGTTAATATATCATCTACATTATTATGTGCGTTGATATAATCTAATTCATTAAAATTAGTAACCCCATCGCCCACTTTGACTAAACCAGTATCTATTTCAATACCGACTTCACCGCGTGCTAATTTCGGGTTTTTAGTTGCCCATGTTGCGGCTGAATCGTTACGAATAATAAGGGTCGCTCTTACATTATTTTGTGCCATTATGCTTCACCCCCATTTATAGTAGTATTAGCAATAAGCATTGCATTAACTGGAATATACTCATTATCCCAATAATAAAGTATCTTTTCATCTAAATCAAAATATAGATATTCTTCTGAACCCGCAACTGGAAAATTTGCAAATAAATCAAAAATAATTTGTTTATTATTAAGATATGCACCAAAATGCTCTTTGAACTCAGTTTCTGTGCCATAATAGCCACTTCCAGCTGCGATTATAAATAATTGTTTTACTAAACTACTAATGGGTGCATTCTCCCAAGGATAAACCATTCCCAGACCTGCGGCGCGAGGTCTGGGTGGCATAATATGAGGATCATATTCAAGAAGTAAATCTCTTGTGCGCCATCTTTCTTTACACATTTTGAGCCACTTCCCGAATTTCACAAACAGGAAGAGAGAAGGCCGCGTAATATGAATTTATTTCATCTCCGCTGATGAGTAGGCCATCTTCATCTCGTTGTGGATTTTTATATATTTTTATGTCCCATAAATATTTTTTACTTTCTAACCCTATTGTATCAGCATGTTCAAAAGGAATAGTTAATATTTCTTCTGTTACTGGTATTTCTTTTTCAAGTACAGTAGTGCGCGTCATAGGATCATAAATAGAAAATATCGCTATATCTCCTTCCCCCACTGTTCCTTGTATAGGAATAGTAAAAGAACCAGTGTCGCCGCGAGGAATGATTAAACGACGTTGAATTAGCCTAATCATCTCTATCACCTACTTTTAACGATAATATCTACGATAATTTCTCATGTAATCACGATTGTAGTAATCAAAGTTTTCTTCATCTTCATCTTCATCATCATCATTGAAATTGTAATTAGCATAATTACCTTCGCCACGACGACGGAATTGAGAGTTCTTTTCATTCATTGTACGAATTTTATCAGCATAATGACGCTTTAATTCGTCTTGCTGTTGTAGAATATAGGCCATATCATAACCAGTGCTTTCAAGATTCATCATCTTGTTTTCTGCGGTTGCGATTTCCTTTTCTACATGTTCAATTAGATGGTCTAATTTGCGGGCGGCCTCGCGCTCATTCATTTGCTCTAAACGTTGTGCCATCTGAGATAGATACTGACGAGTTTCTTTCTCATATTCAATCCACTTTTTGAAGCCATCTTTAACTGCGGTGCGCTTTGTACCTTGGTCTACATCATAACGAGTGTAGTTATACCAATTTGTAGGAATAACATTATTAGCATAATTCTTACCCATATTAGCCATGCTAGACATGCTATTGTTATTCATATTATTCTGATTATTATTGTTGTTTTGATTATTATTATTGTTATTATTTGCCATGTTAGCCATGTTAGATAACATACCACTAACCATATATGTAGGCTGTACAAGCTGATTGTATTCCTTCATATACATATCTTTTGCCTTACGATAAGTTAATAATTCACAAAGCATTTGATATTCATGGCATTTCTGATAGCCTGGCAAATTTAGGAAAGCGTAATAATCAGCAAGTTGCTCGTGCATCTCCACACCCTGCTTCATTCTATTAATTAATTCGGAGTAGAGAGTTTGTAGTTCTTGATTGTTTTGGGCCATAACTCATCCCTCCATTAAACTAATTTAGAAACTATTATATTAATATGTGCATCTGTTGCCTCAACTTCACTTGGATTTATAACACCAATAGTTACTGCCGCAGAAGTCCAATTACAAGGACAATCACTTTCTTCTACTACAACTAAAGCTTCAAAAGCACCACTCGCAGAGCCAGCGGCTGCGAGTGTAGTTGTACTAATAGCTTGGGGCATTGGAACACCATTGCGAGTAAGTTGAATAGAATAATCTCCTGCGCCCGCAAGAGTAGCAAAGCCATCAACATGTACATTATAAATACCGCGTTTTGTTAGAGCTACTCCGCCAGCACCAGCGGCAATAGCAGTATTACCTTTTAGAAATACTACATTATTTAAAGGATAAGTACCATTAGCGGCGACTGTTACGCCATCACTATAAGCTTGAATCATTTTAATTCCTCCTATAAAAAAAGAGGCACCTGTCCGAAAACAAGTGCCTCATTAAACTAGACACACTAAATGTGTTCGGTGTTTAAATTACATATTAAATCCATTGCATCCGCAGCCATTATTGTTGCAGAAAGGATTATTGCCGGCATTATAGGTCCAGCCGGAAGGATAACGAACTACGCCATTTAGAGCATTCTGTAGCTGTAGAGCATCAATCTGATTCTGCATATCAGCCATACGATTACCGGTAATAGCATCAATAATCTTCTGTACGCCAGCATTTGTAGTCTGATTGATAGAAGCGGTATTCATAGCATTCTCATAACGAGCCTGTGCAATACCAGCATTAACGCCATTGAAGCCTTCCATTAGAGCCATCTTGGTAGAGCAGCAGCAATCGTTTTGATTGGCTAGTAGTTGCATCTGATTCGCGCGAACATCACCAATCTGGGCAATAATTGCGGCCTGAATATCCTTGGCTACATTAATGTTATCATACTTAGCCTGGTTAGTAGCGGCTACAGCCTGTGCAGTACCGGCATTAACAGCAGCTAAAATATCGCGCTGATTAGCCATTTGATTCTGATTATCAAAACCACGCTGTACTTCGTTAGAAGTAGCTAAATTCTCATAGCCAATAGCATTGGCAAAGCCATTATTGCCGCCGAAGCCACCATTGCCCCAGCCGCCCATTAGAGCGAGAATAGCAAATAACCAAATCATGCCACCCCAACCTCCATTGCCGAAGCCATCATTATTGTTGCCAGCTAGTAATGCAACATCAGAAGCAGTTAGTCCATTGTCATTCATAAAGGACACCTCTTTATTATATAATAAAAAAATCCGCTTACGCGGATTTTTTGTAATTTAGCTCATTAGTTCTTTTATAAATTCTTGTGGATCTACACCTTTTTGTTTAGCAAAGTTTATAAAAGCTTGTTGAGGATTATTTCCCATTTGTTTTATTAAATTTAATGCTTGTTGTGTATTAGGATTACTCATAAGCATTTGATTCATCATGGCTTGAGGATTATTCATACTCATCAATTGACGGAACATTTGCTTAGCCTGCTGTAATTGGGGCCTCGTCTGATTGCTCATTGCGGGTATTTGATTTCCGTTGCTTATTTGTTCCATTATAGGATTTGGCATTTATTTTTTCCTCCAAAGCTGTGAGTCGCATTTCAATAGAATTTAAATCTACTGGCGGTGCGGGTTGATAAGGTGAAATAGTGTAAGGGGTAGCGGTTTTATAACCAGCGCCATCAGTTTGTACAAACCAAACTAATGGGTCATTTTCATCTAATAATAAAGCCTTACTATTTGGCGCCATTTGAAATGCTTCCGCACCATTTTGTCCTCGTACTTTAATAATATCATATCTAGGAAGATTATTTACATTCATTCTTGATAAATAATCTTGTTGCGGCATAGAATTAAAGCCATTCATCATACCCATGCCACCATTCATTAGACCACCGTTTATATAATTATTCATATGTGATCCTCCATCAAAAAAGTAATTAAATTAGAAAACAATTATTTTGTTTTCTTCTTATATAATAAAAAAGAGTAAGGACGCAATGCCTTACTCTTCTTCACTATACTTGCGGCCGCAAGAGGGGCAAAAACTACAAACCCTCATATTATTTGCCGCGTCTAAAAAGAATAGTTCTTTTTCCTTCTTTCTTTTCTTATCCCAGCAAAATCCACAGCCAAATTCTTCTTCAACTTTTACTGGGGTCGGTCCTTGTGAAGCTAAATAAGATTCTTCGTCGTAAAATTTCATATTATTCCTCTTTTTAATATTTATTTGCTGAGCATAACGCGATTAATATAATACCGAATATATTTCCCGCGAAAAATGCTACAATTATCCACCAAAAACTTACCATATGATTACTCCCGCACCCGCCTTTAATCTGTCAAATTCCTTTTTGGTAATCCATCTAATAATGGGAAAGGAGTTTTTGCTGTAGGCGTTATTAATACTAATCTCTTCTGCATCCAAATCTCCTACCTTCATCTTCATAGCAATGAAGGGAGTAGCATCTTCATTATACATATTTACTACTTTGGTGTCAAGAATAATCCAGTTATCAATGTCGTAGAAGTTAGGTCTGAAATTAGTCATAAGTTTTTCTCCTTTTCCTTTTGTAATATTATTATAGCAGAATTTTGGAGAAAAGTCAAGTATTTTATAATATATTAATCTATTGTGTTGAATCACCAAGATAACCGTCAAGATTGTAACGCGGCAAACTTGTTGTCAACGTATAACTTAATATCAATCGGGTATGTCACAGACTCGATGCTGCCACAGTCAGCACTCAAAACGTTCTGCCCGCGCAGCAGCTCGATCTGGTCCGCAAGCAGCCTGTACGTGATGGGATTAGCCAGCCGGTACAGGATCTGCGTCGGGTTTTCGGCAAACCACGCCTTGGCCTGCTCCACGGTCGTCACGCTCTCGGGCATGTTGAAATACAAATAGCCGTTGGTAGTACGTCCTGTTACATATAGCGGATCATTTGGTTGTGGATCGGACGTATTGAAATTATTGGACAGCAATCCCTCGTTCTGTGTGTCTGTTGAAGATGCAGGTGCCTTTGCCTCGTTCGGGATGTAGCGGACCTGTATGCCGCCATATGGCCTTTCGCCGTTGTTTACGAGGGCCTTTGTACCGTCGATCACGTCCAGTGCACTATCTACCACCAGTTCGCCGACCCCGCTCGTGATTGTCAGCATGCCGCTGTAGACCGTGCCTGCGGAGGTAGGAAAAGTAATATTGTAAACATCACTCTCGGATGTCGATGCTGCTGAATGAGTGATTTGTACTTCAGACCATCCACTTATTGGACAAACGCCTGTATAAGGTTCAAACGGCTGCTCAACAACGCCGAGTGCCAGCATGGGGGCATACAAGTAATCAAATACCGTTACGCCCATATCAACCCGAAGCGCGATCCGCGCACGATACTCGCCGTCATCAGTTGGAACCGTAAAGGTGACAGGCGTCTGATAGCCTGCCGTTTTGGTCTCCATGTTTGTGCCATTCCTGTAAAGAATGCACAGTACACTGGTTCCCTCCTGTGCCGTGCCGCTCAAAGTATATGTTTGCCCGCTGATGAGCGGCAATAAACCCTCCCACGCTGTGCCATACAGGTCAAAGCGGTGTGCAGAGGTTGCCGTACCCCGTGTCAATATCGTACCGTCAGTGTTTACATCGTATGTGATGCCGCTATATTCCGTCCTTCCAGACACGGCATATGGATATTTTAAAACATTGCCGTCTACAGTCTGCCGTGGTTCTATGTTTACCGCCATGCGCTCAATCGGAAGTGGCAATGCGTCATCAATAGTCAAGGGATTAGCAGGTCCGACCGTGGCCACCGGAGTTATGATCCGCTTGAAATCCCGGAACGCCTGCTCGTCCTCAGTGACGTTGGTATTGATGATGCGCACAAAATCGTCCAGCGCCTGGACCTGGCCGCTGAGCGTTGTGTAATTCTCTTGGATAGTTGCTAACGCGGCTTCAGCGTCGGTAGCAGCCTTTTGTGCAATATTTGCATATTCAGACATTTGTTCTATATTTTCTAAATTGTCTATTTTTTCATTAAATTCTTCTATTTGTTGTCCAATATTAGATAAAGTTAAATCATTAAATTTATTATTTATATCTGCAAGGCTTGCTTCTATATGGTTTAAATCATCTGCTTCAATCGTATCATTACTATTCCAAAATTTTCTATTATATGACATTAATCCCACCTCGTTTATGTTATTCTCTATTAGAATGTATTTATAGTAATATAAAAATACAATAATCTTTTTAAGATTATGAATTTTATTATAACCTATTTAAAGGGAAAGAAGTAAAACTTCTTTCCCTTTATCCATTTGTAAGTCCATAATCAATTATTCTTAACCCAAAAGTAGAATTATATCCAATATTAGATGGATTATTTATAATATCTTCTTCATTTAAGTCTAAATAATTACATACAATGGGTACTTCGCGCAAGAAATCTGTAACATCTTGTTCTGGTATGCCTAAATGTTTTAGCCGCATACCCATAACAATTAAATTTTCAACATTATTTAAACTATATACCTTACCTTCATCTAAAAGAGGAATAAAACGAGGAAAATATAAAATAGGAATATGACTTTCACTCCAACCAGTTCCTACAATTGGAGCCAACAACTGACGAACGTCTTCAGTAGCATTATACCAAATAAACCACTCATTATATTGTTGCTCAATTGCTGTTCTAATATCGGGTTTAATTATATTTTGTAAATCAAGATAATGTGTATCAAGATATTCATCAAAAGATGGTAATTCAATTCCATTAAGTGAAGCGTCATAAGGCACTGTCTTTTGAATATATTCGCCTGATTCTCCATAAGGGAGTACGATACGACTCCCCATTACTTTTCCTCTGGCTCACCAATAAGTGAAGCAATCTTCTTATGACGACGTTCGGTGTTGATTTCAAGCTTCTTGCCATAATTATTAATAGAGTCCATAGCCTGGTTTAGCCAGCCATCAATAGTATTAATATAGAGATTTGCGCGCTTAAAAAAGCTGTTCTGAATCTTGTCCTTTGCGCGAGTAAAGGCAATTAGCTTACCAGTTTCAATAGAAAACTCATCCTCTGGATTACAAGAAGCGATACCAACAAACTTATTAGGCATCTTTAGCTTAGGATATAGGCGAGAACCATTGCCGCCCCATAGATTATCACAATCCGGCTGAATCTTTAGATTCTTTTCGGCATAATGAAGAAATAGGTGAGAAGTATGGTCAATAATACAAACCACCTTGCGCGCGTCCTCATTAACGATAAACTGGGCCTTGTCCTTAGTAATGTTAATCTTCATAATTTATTATCTCCTTTTCTTTTCTTTACTTATATTATAACTTATTTTTTACAAAATGTCAATTATTCAAACTGCTGAATTACAGTAATTTTAGGATGATTTTCAGTATAGATTGAATTTGTAGTATATACATGTTCTATTAGATTAGGAATATCTAATAGAGACTGGCCATTAATATGCGGTTGAAGTACGGTATTTTCACAATGCGATGCCCATACATAAATGTTATTACATCCCATTTCTTTTAACTGTTTTGCCGCAAGATAAAGCGTACTTCCGCGAGAAATAATATCATCCACAATAATAATATCATGGCCGGCAATCATATGCTTTGCTCCCAATACTTGAAGAGAATTTATTTTTTGTGTAGACCATTCTCTTTCCTTCACCCCAAAAGCAAAATAAGTGTCTCCAATAATATCCTTATACCTCTTTTGTGCGCCTTCGTCAGTGAAAAATAAGGTTGCTTCTGGATATGTATTAAGTAAATATTGAATTTCTCGCTCTGGTTTTTGTACTCGTACATTATTTAGTAATGCGGAAGTAACATTGGAATGTGGGTCATATATCTTTACTTGATTAAAATGAAGCGAATTAATAAATTCACAGAAATATTTTAGAGTAAAACATTCTTCATTTTCTTTGCATCTATCCATTCTTGCGTGCGGACAATATGGCATTTCAAGTATTAACCGTGACATTTCAGATTTTTCTCGCAAGTGATTTACAAGAAAAAATAAATCCGCCATTTCTTCATCGGAATCATAAAGCCAAAGAATTACACATACGCCAACTAACGAACGAGGCGCGTATCGTAGTCGTAAAGTTCCATCGTTGAATTTCTTAAACTGAACTTCTTCTCCATCTACCTTAATCATATTCCCTCACAAAATCTTCAAATTCTTGCTTACGTTCTGTAAGTGTTTTTAAAGTACAAATTGTTTCATAAGCATATTCATGCTTTATGAATATAAAATACCAATCTGGCCCTCGGAAGTCACCATTTTCAATAGTGACTGTGCTTATACTACTAGAAAGCGCGACTTTCCAATAATTTTTTATAAGTTCTAATTCTTGTTCATTGTGAATTTTCGCTGCATATTTTCCTGTATGTCCTCCCATAAAAACTTCTTTAGTTTTGATAGAAGTTTCTACTTGTTCCTCTAACTGTTCAAATTCATCCATATTACAGCAACAAGAATAAAAAAGATTCACACTCATTCTATTACCTCAATTTGACAGGATTTCATAGTTTGTAGTGCGGCAGCATGGTTTTCTGGTGTAGTTCCAGCACAAGCAGAAGCAATAACTTTAATTGTAGTCTCGGGAAAATAGGTTTTTAATAAAAGCGCGTTTGTGATAACACAAATATCTGTGCATACGCCACAAATAATAATTTCTTCCACTTCTTTTAGGATTTCTGTATTCTCCCAGTCATCATATCCAAAGTGTGCTTTATTAAAATGAAATACTAAATTACCAGGAATTTCCTTACAATCACATTCTGGCACAACGCGCCAGCCGTCACTTCCATATAAACAATGCGGTATAGGCAGCTTACAACCTTCTTGAGTATTCATATAATTAGCGTCATGAGTATCACGAGTATAAATAATTACATGGTCTTCAGTATAAGCTTCATCAATAAGTCCTTTTATTGCTGGAATAATAGTTCTTGCTTCAGGTGTGCCTAACGAACCGGTTACAAAATCGTTTTGAAAATCAATTATAATAAGTGCTTTCATGTTAACTCCTGTTTAGATGGTATATTCCAATGTTCTGCTTCTTCTTGAGTAATAGTTGTATTTAACCACTCAATAAAACTTTGTTTATTAAAGCCGTTATAGTATTTATAAATGCTATGAAGCCATTCATTCCAAGTAGGAAGTTCTGGATGAGTTTGCGCCCATTCATAAACTAATTGGACTGCCTTTTCTGGATATGTTTTATCAAATTCATCGCAACCATCAATTTTATCAAGAGCTTGATTAAAAGGGCATCTTTCACAAGCACCATTCTCTGGGGCACGCTTGTAGGCACACATACGAGCTCTTTGCCGCAAATACTCTATCGCGTCCATAGCTATTGTAGTTTCTGCCTTTTTTCGCTTTTCTGGATAAAAATCACATTTTGATTCATCTCCGCCGCATTGACATATTTCTCTTTCTTTTGTGCCATAGCAACGTGGTATGAAACCTCCAAGACCATCAGTATCTCGTATATAACAATTACAATTATTCATTAATTATTTCTCCCATACGCTCCTGATAAGTAAATTCTTTATTACATTCCATACACTCACAAGTATGAGTAGTAATGTTTCTATCGGGATTAATATTTATTCCATTTTTATAAATGGGCGGATAATACATCGCGGTTGTTACACTATATTTTACCTTATAATAGCTTTTGCCGCAATGTGGGCATTTAATTGTCGTATCCATTCTTAATCTCCTCATATGTCTTAGTAATATAGAAAGGGCGCTCGCGCGCTTCTACAACGGGCTGCTTCTCCCACCATTCCATAAAAGCAGTTACCACGCCCGCAAGAATAAATGTTCCGCCAGCACAACAGATTAACTTTAATAGAAAAACCATATTATTTTTTCTCCTTTTCTTTTTCTATATTTATTATACCAAAAAATAAAAAGGAAGTCAAGAATTAATCTTGACTTCCTTCATATATTAGCTGCCATGCTGATGGAAAATCAATAGGATTCCAGCTATTATCATCAATAGAACTTTCATAAATATAGTCACCTATTTTTACTTTATCTCCTTTAGCATACGGCGTTTGTAGTTCACTCCATCTGTCAATAAAATTTAAAGGCCGTTCAATTGCAGTGAAATTAACTAAATCATTATCAGGAGAAATATTTGATTTAATTAAATTATTTGCTTTGTAAATTATATTATTGTATACAATTTTATCATTTACATCATAAAGTGTATTAGACTTCCAAGATGGTATCAAAAAACGAATTTGATAAATATTACTATCTGATACATTTTTAAGCATTTGTATAAAAAATTGATGGGCTTTTTGAACTTGTTCTTGAGTTACATTATAAAAATTTTCTAAAAAATAATCGTCAAAATATGATTTTGAAGCGACGGGTGAATTTATTGCTATCGTAGATTCTATAATGCGAGCTATTTCTTCGTCATCTTTAGAGATATAAGATTCATAATATTTCCCATCTAATTGAATATAAAAATGTTTATCAGAATAAATTTTTGTGCTTGCCTCTGCCATAGCAGAAGTTTGATATTGTTCATATATTAGCATAAATCTTACCTCCTTTACATACAGAAGCCAAAAATAATGTATGGATTAGAAGCACTATTGCCTACGACTGTTACCATTGAATTTACATATTGAATAGTATCTAAATAAGATGCATCAGCGCTACTATAATCACGAGTAACAACACCTGTGGCACGAATATTTGTTTCTCCTAATTTATAATCATTTCTGCCGCTAGTACGGAAATATTCATAGCGTTTAGATTGAGTACCATCATGTGTAGTTATTCCTATTTCTGCGGCAGAAGGTATCCAAATTTTTTCAGATGACGTAACCATTGTACCATTACCTAAATTATTATAGCCCCAACTTTCTTTTTGTACTGTTTTAATGCCATCTCTTATAGAGCTATCAAGTTTATAATATAATTCTTCTAAGAAAGAATGAACTGCTGTACTAATAGCTGCATAATTACGTTGCACTCCGCTGGTCAATGCTGAACAAGCAATAGGCTCAAAATAAGTAATTGTTTTTGCCATCCAAGTTAAACGAGCTGTATTATTATTAATATCTACATCTTTATTCATATCAACAATAACCATTTGAGTCGGTATTCCATCTATTTTAATTGTTTTAGTCGCTCCTATTTTATAAATATTAGTATTTAATTCAGCAGTTGAATTACAATCATTTATAATTTGTTCCCACGTTTTTATATTATCTCCAATGCTATCTTGGTCTACTGTTTTATCTGCAAAATAAGTAGATAATGGAGCAATATAAGAAGCATATGTGCTCCAATTAGTGTTATTTTTATATTCTGATACTAAATCGTCCGGTACATATATTTTTCCTTTACCAGAACCAATAGGAGTGGTACCTAATCCTGCTGTTAAAGCACGGTTAGGTATCAAAACATAAGGATTATATAATCTCAAAAATTTTAAACTATAATTATTTCTAAACCATAAACCATTAAATTGGTCATAATTAGAATTATGATTTAAAATATTTACATTTTCGCCAATAGCAACATCGCGTAGCCAATAATTATTTTGAAAGCTGGCTTGCATTGATTGTTGTTCATCAGGAGAAACGGTACTACTAGGAGTTGGAATACGAGCCCCTAATAAATTAGGTAAATTCAAAGTTTCAAGTTTAGTATTATGTAAAAATTGTATTGGAAAAAAAGAATGGCTATGTAAAAATCCATATTGATTTTCTATATATTGTAAATTAGTTAAATCAATTTCTTCTAATTTTTCATTACCAATGAAACCAATCTGTTGTTGAAGATTAGGAAATTTTATAGAGGTGGCATTGGTATCAATTAATACTATTCCGTTATAATAAGCATTTACATTTTCTTCAACACTTATTAATTCAGGTATATAAATTTCTGTTAGATTAGGAGACTTTGAAAAAAAGTCTCCTAATCTAGCTAAACTGGTGTTTGGATCATATATCATGCATTGTTCGCCTCCTCAATAATTTTTTCTACTGTTGTTTGATTATTTGATGTAATTTCAACAATACGTTCTTTTGCTGTATTAATTAAAAAAGTAGGAATAGAATAATTATTTGCTTCAGTAGAATTATAAATATTATTATAAATTGTAGAATTTACATATACAGTGTTTGTACTGTTTAAGAAATTCCAGAAGCTTCCAGAGGTATCCGTAGCATTAATAATTGGTAATGTCGCATTAGGCATTATTATAGTACAATTAGAAACATTATAAAAACAATTATTTTTGACTATTACATATCCAGTATTATTAAAAATAATTACAGCATTATTTATTCCATAGAAGCAGTAATCATCTAGTGTAATATCGCCTTCACCATTAAAAATAAAATAATTGCGTTTATTTTCATCTACAAAATTAGCAAAGCAATATTTACCTATTGAAGTTGCTGTAGTTACTAATTTTATAAAATTAGTATTATGATAGAAAGCGCCGTCGTTAATAGATGTAATATCTAAATTACATTTAGTTAATTTATTTAAGAAATAATTAGTGTAATAATCATCAGTTTTATAATAAGTTAATAAAATATCTTGATCTCCAGTTACACGTAAATTAAAGTTTGAGTCAATACGTGGCCGCCATCCAAGGAATTGATATTTACGATTTTCTACTGCTATATTTAATTCATTACTTTCCTCTGCTGCGAGCGTATTTAAAGCTGGTTTATATTGGTCTAATTGAGTCGCTGTAACTGTATTACCGGCTACTGTACCACCAATAACTGTGCGTTCTAAAATAGCTAGTGGTTCTCCAACTTTTTCTCCATAAATATTTGTATTATATATAGAAATATGATAAATAGCAGGTTCACTGTGATCATAAACAGCATACCAAGCTTCCACTGTTGCTTGCTTATATATTGCCGCGGCAGAAGCATATACACTAGTACGTTCGTCATCATCAGGATAATTTGCTGGCGCGTTAGAATCACTTGTCCAATGTTTCCATTTATAAGTATAATAATTTTTAATAAATTGGTTGATGCTAATACCAAAAATTTCTTCATCTTGTGCTAAATAAGTATAAGTTACTACTGGCTGTTGTTCTTCATTTAAATAATGATATTCCATTCTATACTCATCACGCGGTATGGGGTACACATTTAAATCACTTTGAATATCTACTGGTGCAGGATTCCATCCACCAAATCCAACTCGTGTTGGATGTTCTGATTTATTTTCTTCAGTTAAACCATTATAATTGTCTAAATATTCATCAGTAAAGTATGAAGTTGGGCCTGTTATACTAGCTCCTTGAACGACACTACTAGTACTTATTAGTTTACTACGACTGAAATCATAAAAATAAACATTATAATATTCCGCATATCCATCTTCTGTTTTTCCATATACCTTAAAGTTAAATTTAGCAGTAATATCACTGACGGTAAAATCAGAAGGCATTGCGGTTTCAAGATAAATAGTACAATTTGTGACACTAGCATTAATTTTAACTAATGTATTAAAGAATACTCTGAAATCTTCAGTAGTCATATGGAAAGTTAAATTACTTAAACTACAAGAGGTTAAATTGATTGCACTATTAATCATTTCTGGAACATTAATTTCTTCAGGAATATTGTCTAATTCTATAGCTGTAATATTACTATAATCATTATTTCCATTAAAGATAACTTCGTTCTCACTATCAGTAATTTCATCTGCCGGTAAATATGCTCCTATAATTAAATTCTCTAAATAAGGCTGATTTATAATTCTAATAGTATTAATAGTTGTAGGATACTGAATAGTTTTTAATACGCCACCTTGTGGTAAATTGACGTTTGTAATTTTAGTGCCACTTAAATAGATACATTCCAAATTATAACATTCATTTACAGATAAATCTGCTGTATAAGCAGCATAATTACGTAAATCAAATAATCTTAATAGTTTATTACCAGATAAAGAAATAGAAGTCAAACGAGTGTTAATTACATTAGCGCTTCCTAGACGCAATGTTTGAAGTCTAGTTGCTCTAGTAAAATCAACATTTAATAAATCTAATGATGCTAAGTTTTCAATTGAACTAATTCTAGAAGCTGGTGAGACACTAGATTCTACACGGTCTGAACCTCCCTCTCCTGTAGCATTACGTTCAATTGTTCCTGATTGTCCGGCCGCTAAACGAATAGTAGTAGGAGCACTATCTTGTGCACCGACTTTAAATGTTACATAAGCGTCTGCATAAACAGATACTGGAATATGTAATAGACCACTTCGCGCGCCTAAAGAAATATAGTCTTCGGCAGCATCTATTGCATACTTACTATTAAGATATTTAAATCTATTTTCTAGCCACCATTTACGTTGTTCTGTTTTAAGACCTAATAACATAGGAAGTGCACGAGTATCACGAGTTAAAGGCTTATTATTTGCATCATATGCAGTAATCCAATCAATATATTTTGCATCCATATCTTCATTAACGACTGTTTCAGACCACACCCCTTGGTGTGCTTCAAAACTATTTTCAAGAGAAATATATGAAAGATTAGTTTGGAATCGTGTATACATGTTTTGAATTTCAGATGGGAAAGCTTGTGTAAAAGCTACCCATAATTTTGATTGTTGGCCATTAAATATTGGTGCACCGCTTGGCTGCAAATCTCCTGTTTCATAATGATAATCAAAAGTATAAACACCTACATTATTAGTACCTATAGCAGTATCCATATCATAAGGTAAACTAAACCATCCAGTATACGTATCACGTGTAGAGGTTGAAGAAGCAAGTTCAACTACATTGCTATCATATGCATTATGCCAACTAGAGCTATTAGGTCTGGTACTACTAACTTTATAACGAGTTAAAAACATATTTTTCGCGCGGTTATCAACCATAAGGAAAAACTCAGTAAATACATAAAAGAATGTAATTAAATTCATATTAAAGTATTGTTTAAATTCTCGTTTAAACGCCTCTTCTTCTGCTGTTTTACCTGTGCGCGCAGCATTTGCAATATCTTCAGAAGTTGTAGTAATATCAAAATGTACACTAGATTTGGTATTATCATTCCATATTACTTTGCTACTTACCCAGTGAACCATTTCACGCAAACCAGCTAAACGATCAGCAATCTGTTCATCAGTATACGGATCTTCTTTTTTTGTCATACTATCATCGTCATCTGGAAAACGTGTTTCAAAAGCTGTACGCCAATTTTCCCAAGTTGGGTCTTCTGATTCATCAAAGAAACATAATAATTTTTCATTATTACCTACTTCCCAACTTTCATCGCCATCTTCAAATCCATATACTTCTTCTGTGCCTTTATCATTATTAAAATTATATTTTCCTAAGAAAATATATTGTTTAGTTTTATTATTAAAATACCAAACAACCATTGGATAGCCATCAACGCCTTGACGGATATTAGGATTATCACCTTGTGGCGGAGTCAATTCTATTCCTTTTACTATATCATTATATAATTTTACCAATTGCACATTGTTGGCACTTTCAGAAGAGGCAACATCAGCTTTTATACAAAAAGTAAAAGTTGGAATAGAAGTATCAATTAATTTATATCCTTCATCAGTATAACCCTCTTTTAATTCAGTATAAGTATTATCTGTATAATATTCATCTTTGTTTACAGATTTTGCAGGCTTTTTAACGTGGGTTATTCCATTTTGTCGGAAAACATTTAATTTAATTTTATAATTTTTTCTTTTATATTCTTGAGAAGAAGTACCCTGAATAGCGACTCCAACCGAACCGCCCTCAAAATTAGTTGTAAAACTTTTTGTACTATCTAAAGGATCAATATATTCTACTACGATTTGTTTATCTTCAGTAGAAAATGTACCTGCCGCTTTAGTAGTAGGCATTGCATTCAAACCATCTTCATTATTCCAATCACCTTCTCCGGTAATAATCATATAAGGAGTGTTAGGAGAAGCTAAAGTAAAAGCGTTATCTGTCATTGTGATGCGGCCTTGACTTGCACTGTAGTTATTACGATTAAAATAATTAATTTTATTTTGATAGACATCTTCATTAGCAATCCAGTTTTTAATAACTTCTGGGAATGTTAATGGTCTGTTATAAAAACGAATAGAATAAATATCTAAGGTACATTTTTCTGATCCGATTTGAATAACGCCTTTAGAAATATCTATAAAATTTAAGGCTGTTGTTTCATATATAGTAGCCGCGGATAAAATACCATTTATATATATTTTAAATAATTGATATAAAGGACCATTATCACTATTTTCTACAACAATAGTAATAGTTAAGCGTTCTTCTTCTTTAAATTGGGTTTTTAATTCAGTTGTATTATTAATAGTTAATCCTTGAGGGGTAAAAATAATAGATTTACTTTGCGCATTATCCTGCTCAAAGCAAGAAATAATTGGTGTTGTATAATCAGTAACATTAGAAGTTTGAAAATCAATTTCAAAAGTCATACCATCTAAAATTTTACCATTGGAAATAGAAAAATTAAACACAGGTAAATTAATATTAACTTTATCACGGTTACGCAATCTTAAAAAGTTATGACCATTTGCATTACGAAGCCAACCGTCATAATTATTTTCACTATAAAATAAGAAATTATTATTTAATGTTCCATAATACTGTCTATAAGGATCGTCATTTTCTAGTACAGCAGTATTATTCCATTGTATTAAATCAGAATTATTTCCTACATTTGTTCTGCCTTCAGCGTCTAATTTTACTTTTAATCCTTCATCTACAATAGAAAAATCATAGGCGGTGCTTGTAATAACTTCTAATTGAAGAATTTTTTCCACGCCATTAGCTTCAATACGAATGGTTAATGTGCCACCGGCTTGAGTTACAGGATATTCAAAAGTATTATGTTCTGCCGGAACTCTATAAGGAATTGGCGTTGCTGAATCATTAATATAAAA